AAATTACGACCTATCGTTACATCATTATCTGCATCTTCAAAAATTAATTTACTTGCAGGTAATGTGCAAAAAACATCTTTTGTTCCTGAACTAAAATCTACAGCGCTATCACTATTAGAACTAGATATAACTGTTGTTCTTGTTAAATCTGAACTATCTCCGTCTAATGTGCCTAGTCCTACTTCAAACTCAGACTGGTCTTGATGTGCAATACAATAGTAAACTGTATTGGAATTTCCAATACCAGCTGCAAAAGTTTCAAAACCAGTTACGGCACCACCAAGTGCTACAGCACCTGTTCCTGTGGTAGTAGTTGTTTCTTTTACTCTGTCATTAATGACTAAAGCCATTTAATTTTCTCCTATGCTAACCTTAATATAGCGTTACTTGCATCAGCAGTTGGAAATTGTATTGTAAAGGTTCCGCTTGTAGATGTTTTGTCACCACCAAAATCTAATACTGCTACTGCTTTGTTAGAGTCAGAGCTGTTATAAATTAAAGCTCCTCTTGCAGTAATTGTAGCTGATGTAAAAGATATATCAGAAAAATCGCATATAGCTGTTGTTCCTGAGGTTGTTGGTGTAACGCTTGTCAAAGTACCACCACCAGAGCTATAAGTTCCTGAGTTAGAAACCTCGTTTGATGTGCTGAAAGCAGTAGTGCTTGCATCTAGAGAAGCAGAACTTGTATACAATGCAATCTTAAAAGTATCTCCTGTAGTTGCAGTAAAATTGTGTGTGCCGGTTAAAAGCTCTTGTTTAAAACTAGTACACACAGCTTGTGTAATTGCCATTGTTTATCCTCCTTATGGACTTGTTGATTTAATAGGAAGCCTAATGGCTCCATGCATATATTCATCTCTTCGATGCCTTCCTTGTTGCTCTATAGCTAACTCTTGAATAGCACGTTGATATGATTGTTCGTATAATTGCAGCATTTCAGCTGGTCCCTTTAAAAATTTAAAGGCTTCGGCAAGGCATCCGTATAATAAAGCACTTGGAGCATTATTGCCTATCCAAGATGTTGTATTTGTACTTGACAACCTTGTTGGTAATCTTGTGATTCCCAGTTCTACATTATAAGCAGAATCTGGTGTAGGTGCAACTATTAAAGAGTTGTGATCCCACCATGCCCAATAAACTGGAGTGCCTGTAGCTGTTCTATCAGGTGCATACTCTGAAATAAATGAAACATCTCTTTGCTCCAAGTTTGTTCTAGTAGGAGTTCCTGAAGCAGGAAAAATATGCATAGTTCTTATTGTACCTAAAGATGTTGGATCAGGTGCAGATCCACCAGGTAATGATACAAAAGGATTTGATGCTGTTAAATTAGCTGTTTGATTAGATTTAAAAACATCAATATCAACATCTCTAAATATTCTGTTTTCAGTATGTTCAATTAAATCATTCACTCTAACATCTGTTAAAACGTCAGAGCTTACCTCTGTATAATCTCTTATTTGAGTTACTAATTCTGAATAAGTTGTCATTATGAAATACTCACAGTCACGCCACTAACAGTGGCTTTTAAAATTATAAACTTTTGTTCTTGAGGAGACATTGTATTATTTTGATCAAAAAATGTTTTTTGGCCTACTTTAACCTCAACTGGCTCTGATCTGTCTGGTCTTGCGTTTTTAAGTGCTTCAACATCTGCTCTATGTGTCGAGGGATTGTCCTCTTGTGGGTGTTCAGGTTCAAACTCCGATTTATGTACAAACACTCCATCATGTTCTTCAACCATTTCACTATAAGGAAAAGCAAATCCACTCCTATCTGATATTGCTTTGGCGTATTTACCTCTTGCTGTGCCCATTACATAACTCCTACATCTGGAACAATTTTTATACTTGATCTAGTACTATCTTCTGCTGATGCTCTTTGCCATTCATCCTCGTAAACTTGTTTTAATAATTGTATTCTTTCAGGTGCTTTTTTCATTGCTATGTAATAAGAAAGACCTGATACTAAACAAGGAAAAAATCTAAAAGGCACTTCTGGATTATTTGTATATCCACCTGCATCTGCAATTCTAGTCATCGCATAATACTTAAATGTATCAGCTGCATCAGGTGTTGGATATACATACAATTTAGGAGTAATAGTTCTCTCTATATAAAATTGAGTGGGGGAAGCTGACGTGGATTTTTTTGATATGTTTAAATACTCGGCTCTACTAATTCTTTCTATCTGTCTATCAACAGTTGAATCACTAGCTTCTGTAACAACAGCAGATAATACATCGACTAAATCAGTATCTAAATCATAAGAAGATGTTCCTGCTACTAAAGTTTTTGTTCTTTGTTCTATTGTCCAAAGATTTAAACCTCTGTTAGCCCATTCTGCAAAAAGTAAATTAAGAGATCTTCTTGCGGTTTTAAGATCATAACCTGATCTAACAAACAAACCACACCTTTCGTATGACTCTGCTATGACCTCTTCAATTGTAAGAGTAAATGCATTAGTACCTGAGTATGTAGGCATGTTTTACTCCTAATATATCTTTTGAAACTCTGCTATGACTGTATACATGTTGCCTGAATCAGCTGTGCTAGGTATAACAAAATTCACATCACTTTCATTACTATTACTGGATTTGTCTGCTGGTATACCACCAAACTCTCTAAAATCCCAATAGCCTGCACCTGTTAATCCAAGTATAGGAATATCTCCATCTGAATCTTCCTCATCTAAACGTGCAAATGAATTACCTCCATCTCCACCTTGACAAGAATACCAAACTCTAAGTAAACCTAAATGTGCTACAGCAGTTCCGTCTGCACGTGCAGCTAATGCTGACACATCCCCCATAACTGTTGTGCTACCTGATCCATCTGATTGTACAACCATTTTAATAACGACACGATTGTCGTTTTGTTGTAGTATTGTTGGTCCTGTTACTGTATCTGCCATCGTTTCCCTCCTTAATTAAGAAACTGTGGGGGATAAACCCCCACTAATTATTAAAATACTGAGTATTCTAACTCCACTGTAAATCTTCCAGCAGTAATATCAGCGTTAACCGCAGTTGTAGCAAAAGCATATAAATTTTTGCTAGCAATCGCAGCTGTGATATTTGGAACAAATATGTGGTAGTTACCAGCAGTATTGTTAAAGTTTACGTCAACTTCTGTGATTGATTGTGTAGCACTTAACTGTTCGTTAAAAGATGTTACACCAGCACCAACAATCTCAGTTCCAGAAGAAACTGCTGAGTTAGTAGCTGTACCAGAAGTCGCACTTAGTGATAAACCACCAACAAGAGTTTCTCCTGCCGCAGTTGTAATACCAATTAATGCTCTGTGAATAAAAAATTTACTAGGTGTTACTAGATCATCTGGTGCGTCTGTATTTAATGCACCAAGTTCTACAAGAACATCACCATCTCCATAAGCAGTATCTGCTGCATTTGTATCTGCTAGTGAACCTGCAAATGATTGTATTTTTCTAGTTCCCATTGAAACTAGTTGACCAGTAGAATTTACAGAAAATCCTGTTTCTGTTACGGCACCAGTACTAGCAGCTTTATTAATTACGTTAAAACCGCCCTCTGATCTTATTGGACCGCTAAATGTTGAGTTAGCCATTTTAAAACCTCCTTGGTTATATAGACCTAATCACATAGTCTCTATAACGTCTGCATTGCAGTCTATGTGACTTTATTTATATATACAGTTTTAAAGAAAATTTGCAACAAGAAGAATGGGCGATATACGCCCATTCTAAGTTTTTATTGATTATGCGCCTGGTGATCCAAAGATACCTCTAGGATCAGAGAATCCAAATGAATATCTCTCTCTAGCTTTGTATCTTACGTTACCTGTATCAAAATCGCCTTCCATTGAAGTTTTGATTGGTGCTCTGTTAAAATGCTTCAAACCATTTGGAGCGTCAGTTTTGATGAAGAATGCATCTGTGTCTGTCAAATAATGGTTGATAACGTATCCACCTGGGATCATGCCCATGTTACCGATAGCGTTAATGTCATTATCTGAAGTTGCAGTTCTTAACTGACTCTTCATTAATCTTTCAGCTACGAACTGAAGATTAACTGGAATGATCATTTTAGATGCTTTTACAGCGATTTTTAGACCACGGTTGTCAATGAAACCAGCAATGTCAATTAATGATTGCTCTAAAGAAGTTTCATTAAGGTCAGCAGCTGTTGATAGTTCGTTGGCGTAGTTGCCACCTGCTACTGTTAAGTGAGCAGTTGAACATAATTCAACACCATCTCCACCTGTGTAGGAAGAGTTGAATGCTCTGTTAAGAACATTTGCGCCTTTGATTTCTTTAGCGTTAGCCATTGAACGTGCTAAAGCCTTTGTGTATCTAGAACTTAGGCTATCGTAAAGGTTGTCCTCTA